TCTGGATTTATTTTTGTGGGTGCTACTCCTGAAGACCAAATTCAATTTGTTGTTGGTGATGAGGATGCCAGCGTAAATTTTTCAGATAAATCTCAAATTGTAGGTAGGACTTATCGTTATGTTCCTGTAGCAATTATGAAGAGAGGGAAAGAGATACACGGGACAGATGCGCTTATCGAGATTCCACTCTCAGCGGGTGATGATGAAAAAGTCCAGCTTACCACTCCATCGCCCGTTGTTATTGTGAAGAACCAAATACCAGCTGTATCTTTTACTCTCGCGGCGAAGTTTACCGATTTTGGATTTGATGAAGTTAAGGCTGCTTTATCATCTGGGAATCAAGAAACATTGTTTGATAGCGACTTGTTGAGTGAGCGATCGAATTTTGCTGAATTGATTAACTTTTTAGTTGAAAGAGAAAACTTTGTGACGGGTGATGTAGAGTCTTGTGGTGTTCACGAAGCCGGCTCATTTGAAGATAACGTCGACACGCAGATAGAGAAAAATATCACTCCACTTGAGATTGGAGTGAGATACGGCTACAGGATCACTGTGCTAATCAGGTCCCCTGAGTCATTATTCCCAAAGCTTGTAAGTGAATCACAGAATATATCTACCCTTTTAAGCTTTCAGCGTCAGGTAGGAAAATTTAGAAATCCACTTTCGCTCCGCCAGGGCACATTACAATCGACTGCTCGACAAGCAGAACCATCCACCCCCAGCCGTATCGAACCGGTAGACCCATTTTTAGCTGGAAGAACGAATGTTCAAAAAAGAATTGAGGTTACCATTCCCATTCCTAAGAGGAAGGGGTACCAAGTTAGTAGCGAAAATCGTGGAGATAATCGACTTTTACAGTGGTCGTATTTTGGGCACTTGTCAAAAATAGACCATTTTCAGGTATTCGCTTGTTATGACGGTGGAAGACAAATGTTAGGAACAGTGCATCCAGATGCAGCTTCTACCAAGTTTTCATTTAGACATTTTACTGAGGGCTATTCAGTGACTTATTTTTATGAAGTGCATGCAATGAAGCTTGACTATAAAATTAGTACAAAGTTGCGTTCTCAGAATATAGTGCCCAAAGAGTTTAATAAAAAAATAAAGAGGGGATCCAAGTCCTCGAAAAAGATAGTGAAGTTCTAAGATGCCTGATTTTATTTCAAATATGAAGTTGACCTCGTTGGTAAATGTCGAAAGCGAGGAGGTCGTATCCCTCGTTGAGCTTTTATTGGTAGACCAAGCAGAGTGCTATAACAAGGAGAAGGAAAGAGCAGAAAGCACGAGCACTCCTGGAGTTAAGGTCCGAAGCCGTGGTGATAGAAGGAGGTCAGGTAGGTCGGCAAAAACCAAAAATAAAGAGAAGTCTAAGACTGGGTCTTCTGTCCAGAAGATGGAGCAGCTTAGACAAAATAAGAAGAGACAAGATAAGCGAAAGGCAGCGCTACTCAAATACCAGACTCAGAAAGGACAGAAGAAGAGCTCTAATACTTCTGCTAGCGCAGGTGACGGGAGAGCCTCAAAACGTGCCGACAAAAAACGCGCAGAGAAGGAAAGCAATTCTATTGAAATAAATCCCGCCCTCAGGCCTGTACTCCTTGCGTTAGTTGATTTCAAGCCAATATTTGATTCTGAGGGGAATATCACCCCTGTGGGGAACACTGTCAAGATAAAAAGGGCAGCCCGGGCCATGAAGGTTGAAAACCTACTAGAAATTGATACGTCAGAAGAATTAATAGGTGAGCTTGACTGGCTCTCTGCTCATATTTCAAACTTATCTCAAACGCAAACATTTTTAGACTCGCTGGACGCGTCTAATATTGAGATGTATGAAGATGCGCTGTCAGCGTATGACTTAGACTCTACCTCAACTACCTCGGCTTCTAACACCGAAGTGTTGTATACACTTATACGAGACTATTGTTATTCATTAAATTCATGTACACCACGCCTTCTTGAATCATCATCTCGAGAATTTGAGGCAGGAACAAAACTTCCTAAGTCTATCATCAATGTGTCACCCAAACCGAACTATGTCAGATACATGATGAGGAAATCCACCTCAGCGGTGAGCAATTTTTATTCATATATGTCAGAAGATATGGAGGTTTCTTTAAAGCATTTGATCGCAACTGTTTCTAAAGAATTGCTTCTATCCTTTAACAAAGAGGCTAACAGCGTTGAAGATGCCACACTAAGCTGGTATCCAAGGAAGGCAGGAACAGCATGGATCGGATATACGTTCTGTGAGTACTTTAACGTCAAACCGAATGTAAGCCGTCTTTCTGTTAATAAGCGTGATGTGAGGATTGATAATCCCTTCGGAAGCCAGAACGTGCACGGATTGCTATACGACGTTAAGAGTAAAAATGGTAATGTCATAACGTATCCATTCGAAAAGTGCGAGTTGGTAGCGGCAACAAATTACAAGAGCTCTGACTCTGCGCCAGATCAAATTGCGAAATTATATTCTGCAAAAGAGCCCTCAGCAGACCTGGGCCCTTACGCTGATATATCAACTGCTTGGGAAGAAACAAAAGAAAGCGTCGACCTGTTGCTGGAAACGGAGACACTTGAGTTTGGTACGTGCCCAGGAAATGAGGTCTTAGAAACGATCTGCAGAAATATCGTGTCTTTTTGTCTTGAGAAGCTACCTACCTCTTCTTCAGATTCAGCTGCAGTAACTGACGCGATTCAGATCGCATGGTTAAGCGCTGCTGGAAGGAGTGAGACTGCGTGGCAATGGTTAATTTTATATCTTGCTTTTTTACAAGACCAGTTAACAGCTGCTGCCCTTACTGGAGAGCAAACAGACACATCAGCATTAGCATTTATGGTCAAAAGAGATACCGGATTACGAGAGCTAATCGGTGAGCCGGCTTCTTCATCGACCAAGAAGCAATATTTTAGCGTAAAAGAAACTTCAATATCTATTGATCCTGAGCCGGAAGACTTTACGAGCCCAGAGACTCTAGACGCCATGGAGGTTATGCAAGAGACGGACATTGAAGACGGAGAAGACTCCAGTACTGATTCTTCGCTACAGTCTTATTTCGACTTGAGCTGGGAAGAAGTGTGTGACCAATGCACGATGGGTATAAGACAGACGTTAAACACAGAGACAGTGGCTGCTAGTGATGATGATGTGTCTGACGAGACCTCAGTTAAGTTAGCAGACGTTAAAGACGCGCTCCAAGCCCTAGCGACATCAGAGGACAGTCTCTTTTCTGAGCTATTATCTTTGATGGATGATGTTGACACGTTGTTTGCTAATGCCTGCTTTGATGATTCTTCCATATCAAATTATACCAAGATTAGTCGGCAGAAATTACACAGCGCGCTTATTCTCGCAGCAGCCAAAGCTGTGAATTTTTATATCGAAGATTGTACGATCACGTCTGGTGCGCTATCTTCTTTTTATGATGAAGAGCAGAGCTTCGCGAGTGCGTCCGGTACCTCAATTGTCTCGTCAGGTTTTTCAGTGACCTCTAAACTTAGGGGTCCAGCGATGGCAGCTTCGTGGACCTCAACCTCTTCGACTGCAACTGCTATTTCACCAATCACAGTTGGCTCAAGTCTAAAATTCAGCTATGCTGGAATAAGTGATAGGACAGAAGCTTTAACAGCTTTTCTAGATTCTGAAGAAATAGATGTTACTTTGATAGAAGAAATGTCCTCATCTCTTGCCAGAGTATTTACAGCTCTAGATGAAGATTTTGAGTTTCAAACAGAATTTATTGGTTCTCTGGATACTTATTTTTCATCTGTTCGTGACAATTATTCTGCAGTCGTGGAATCGATCTCTGCTGATATCGATGAAGAAACCGAGGGTACACAGACACTGGTGAGCAGAATTAATAATGGGCTACCGATGTCAACAGACATGTGCAAAATGCTGCTCAATTATGTGCGGACATATGATTCGTCTGATGCCACGTACGGAGCTATTCGTACACGAGACAAGGCCCTCATATGCTCAAACATGGCATTCATGGCTAGCATTTTCGAAGGTGCTGATTATTGTGAAGCAGGTAAACTAAAATATGCAGCCGTGGGAATTCCTTCAGGTCTAATGGACATGACCCGTGAAGAGCCCGTAGACATGGCTGATGTAGACCGGGACGCTACAGAAAATTCTAGAAGCGCATTTACGGTCTCTATTGAGAAAGTAGATTTGACGCGTCCAGAGTTAGAATATGTTGACAAAGAGTATTCATTTTCGCGAAACCTTTTCGTAAATCAAATTGACGATTCCACCGAGGGGGAGATTATCGTTAATTTTGACAACATCAATTCTGACTTTACAGTCGCAGAAGAGGCTGAGTCTGGATTATCTTCGGAGACTTTTTCCGATGAGCAGATTGAAAATTTGAAAAATGATTTCGCGTTGAAGCTCTATTCGGACTTGTTCTTAGACTTAGATTTTTTTCCTGATGCCTACCCACAGGGGGGTGATCAAAAGAAAGCAATTTTAACTGGCTCGATTTCAATGCCCTCTTTGAGCTCGGTAGACAAAACACTGGAAGCTTTTTTGTCTGGAAGCAATCTGGCATTTGATACTGACGCTAGACAGCTTTCTGGGTTTACTTTCTACTCAGAGGGTACGGAAAGCTTAGACATGAAAAAGTTCAAGGGATTGGATCCTGTTGCTTTTTCGGTGTTTTCCTATCTAAATTCCTACGGCACAGTTGCTTCCGCGGCTTCGAAGAAAGACTCTCTAAAATTTGGTACTGCCTTTGAGCGGATCGTGATGATCCCATTCGATCCAACAGACTTCGAAGTAGAGCTTCAGTCTGACGACGACGACTCGGCTGAACAAAATATTAAAAATGAAAAGCTGGCAGCTGCTGAAGAAGAAGTGGGAATTGGACTTGAAACGTCCCAAGGGGTAGAGCTGGCTAATTATAGGGTCTATGTTACGATCCCTGATAGTGGGGCGGAGGAAAGTGAATAATGAGCATTGAATCGATTGCTAGTCAACCACTCCCGGTTTTTGACGTTCCTGAGATGGAGAAAGTTGATGCATCTTTTACCTATAATTTTTTTGTTGCTGATGAAACAATCAATGAGTCAGGTAATGACGCGTTAAACGGGAATCTTTCCGCAAGATTTTTGAGAAAAGGTACCGTCGATACAGCAAATTTAAACGCAAGAATTCCACGTTATGCTACATTAACATTTGGCTTAAAGGATACTAAGAAGAGTATACTCACAACAAAGAATTCTTCAATCAAATCATCGGTAGATGAATTACGCCGTGCCTTACGCCGTGGCCAGATATTCTCAGAAGACGACGCATCAGGACTCAACTTTGTTTCAGTCTGTGCGGGTAATAAGCAGTTACCACAGAGTATTGAAAACATGCTCCGGATGAGGCTTAATTCTATCGGCACTGAAGAAGCAACACCCCTCGAGCTCTTAACAACGATTGCGGAGACTAGCGAAATTGATTCTAATCTTTTGGAAAGTATGCTACCCCCGTCATTAAAGGAAGAGTCTGATGTGTCAACCTGCGGGCCATTTTTTGCCAAAGAAGCTGAGCAGTCTACATTAATGCAATTAAATGCAATGTATGCGCCATTCATGAGGCGCACCTCGGCGCAGCGAGGGACATCATTAAATTCAGCACAAGCTGTTGATGATTTTCTGCACTCACTAAAAACATGGTCCACTGTCAGAAATAACCCAGCGTTATTAAGCAATGATGAGTACCTCTTTGACGTTCCGTATGTAGACTTAGAAGCCATCGAGACAGATGATTTTGTGGCCGAGGCTGATGTAGTCGGATTTATCATCGAAAAGAAAAGAGTGTATAAGGGTGTTCGTTATCCCATGCCACCGATTGTCGCTAGCGGTGTGCAAGTGAGAAGTATGTACGATGCACAGATTGCTTATGGCCAAACTTATGAGTACACCGGACGAGTCATCGCGAAATTCAGGGTACCAGCAACAAATACAGAGGGTGACACTTTCATCAAGACATTTCTTCTTGCTTCGAAACCTGCTCCAACAGTTTCGATCACAGTTAAAGAAGATCGGCGCCCTGATCCCCCATCAGATATAAACTTTTATTTTGAATATGACAAAGAAAATTTAGTGATTACCTGGTCACCGCCCGTAAATCCCCAGCGAGACGTAAAGTGTATCCAAGTTTTTAGAAGAAAAACGATTAAGGACCCGTTTGAATTAATTGTGAATTTCGATTTTGATGATTCTGTGGTGAGGACTGAACCGAAAGAGCATATTGATCCAGGGATTAATAGGGCAATAAAATCATTTCCCACGTATTTTATAGATACCGAGTTTGATAAAACAAAGTCTTACATTTATGCTGTCGTTTGTGTCGACGCGAGACAGCTTAGTTCACGATATTCAGCACAGGTAAAAGTGAGTTTTAATACAACGAAAAATAAGATAAAGAAAGAATTTCTTTCCTACTCCGGTGCACCGAAGCAATACCCTAATTGGTTCTTGAAGGAAAATTTCTTTGTAGACACCATGAAGGACAGCGCTCACAAAGCAATACAGATTTACTTTAACCCGGAAGCTTATACACTTTTAAGAAATGGGAGAGAGGTAATTCCTGCTTTTTGTACGACAACAATAGACCCATTATCCAAATACGTATTTCAATTCATAAACACTGATCGATTGTTAGATCAGAAATTAGAAATTACGATCGATGATTCTATTCTTGTAGAGAGCGTGGCGGAACAAAAAACCACATTAGAGCAAGATATAAGTGAGTAAGGTTTACTCTGTTTTTAGAGATGTATAATTAAACCCTGAGTAATGGAGGAAGCATATGGGCTTTTTAGATAACAGCACAAATAATATTATAGTCGATGCGGTTCTTACTGACTATGGTAGGGAATTGCTGGCAAGAAACGATGGCAGCTTTTCGATTGTAAAATTTGCCTTTGGTGACGATGAAGTAGATTACACAACAATCCAGAAGTTTGGAAGGACCGTTGGAAAAGAAAAGATAGAAAAAAACACTCCAGTCTTTGAGGCTCAGACTAACCAGAATTATGCGTTAAAAAACAAGCTGATCAGTTTATCGAACCCCACTCTTGTGAAGCTTCCAGGTGTGACACTCTCCGGTGACGGTGTGAGCGGAAATTCATTATCATTTAAGAGATCCGGATCTACCTCTTCTCGCTCGATTACATTTACACAAAGTGTGACAGACGAAAACACAGTCGATCCGGAGCTTCGGGACCAGACTTACCTGGTGAAGCTCCCCTATCGTTTCTTGGAGCTTGTCGGAACAGACAACACTCCAGACTCAATCGATTCAAATGATATAGCAACTTATATTGTGACGAGGGACAGCTCTACTACTGCGATCGGTGGGTCCAAATTAACATTGAACATTAAGACAAGATCAATCTCTGACAGCGTATTTACTTATTATGGTGATGCGGACAACAAATCGCAGATATCCAGCACCTTACGGGTTGTTGGTGTACAATCAGGTGTTGTTTCAGAAATGACTGTCGCAATACAGAAGTGAGGAAAGATTAGTGGCTACGTTTAAAGAAATTTCAGCAGCAGATGTGAAGACGTCGCGCTCTGTGTTAAATCAGCTCGTTGACGTCATTCAAGAAGACATATCTGGCTCCGCGACCAGAAGAACTTACCAGATGTGGGTTACAGGTGGTATCGGACCAGGCGTCACGTCGTCTTTATACCAGACTATATATGATCAAGATTTCTCACTGCAGACTGCGAATGCTCTTATTGACATGACAGTTGGATTGTGGGTGTCAGGATCCACAGTCGTTAGCTGCTCTTCAGGTCTAGATGCAAATGGAAAGATGTTGTTTCCTTCTAGCTCACTAATGATGAGAGAGAAGATCGACATCTATAAGCAGTATGCAGCCAACCTTTTGGGAAATGCAGAAGCTTCCTTCGCGACACCCTTCGGAAGCACGACATCTACTGACCAAGTCGATGCTGCTGTGTTCCTTTCTTTTAAGCGGTTATTTACTCGAGACAAAATCAAGCGCGAAACTTTTGCTATCAAGATGTATCAATCTGCATCTGAGGTTCAATTTCCGCAGGATGCAGGCCTCACCGGAAAAACCCGAACATTGTATAACATCCCAGGTGGTACCGACGAAGACTATCCAGAACTCTGGCCACAGATAGGAAGACCGAATCTTAATAAGACTTCTACTGGATCCGTTAAAATCTATACTGATTTTGGTTCCTCGCAGAATAGGAGACGTACATTCGGTGGTGAGGTAGGAGACCTTGTCGATTCGAGCGATACAACGAGAAAAGTTGGGCTTGTATTTTATGATTCTGGTACCATTGTTCTAAATGTCTCCACCGCGATTAATGCTACCCAGTATGCAAGTGGTACCATCGATGGAATGACAGCCACAGCGCTTGCGACGAACAGTGACATTTCTCGAGGTAAAATGGTTCTTGGTCATGGTAATGGAACAATGACCAGAAATGACGGAGACGATAAGTGCTGGGGTAGCAAAGCTCAATTCGTTCCAGATCTCTTTACGTCTGGAAGCATTGACGATATTGTGGACCACTTCGCGACATGTCGTTTCAGCTCAGGTTCTCTAACAGCTGCCACCTTCCAGAACAATACTAACATTAATTCGACGCTAATCTTCTGCAGGGCGACAGCTGATGAATTCAATTATTCTTCGAATCCAACCTACACTGATAGTAACAATAGAATTAGAGTTATTGACCAGGGCCAGGAAGACGTCCAGCGCTCATTCAGTTTCATGACGACTGTTGGGCTGTATGATGTGAATGATAATCTTCTTGCTGTCGCTAAGATGTCTAGACCCATCGAAAAAAATGATGAGAAGGACTTAACTGTTAGGGTAAGGCTGGACTTCTAGCGGGGGTATAGATGTCCCTTTTTAGGCTTGACAAAAATTACTTTGACAGTTTCAAGATTCTCACAAAGCCCAAACGAACGTTTACGTCTGGCTCGGAGGGAATAAATGGCTCAGTCAGTGTCTTTCCGCTCCAATCGATTGGCGCGAAAGAAGTACCCTTAGTCTCCGGTGATGATTCTGTTAGTGATGACTCGCTGGAAGATTATCGGCAGTCTGTTGTTTCTGATATTACAAACACTACCGCAAGTTGTGATGCTGCTTTTTATGAAGACATTGATCTTTATATGTCCAAAGTTAATTCAGCTAGTCTTTCTGTCCGACGAGCGAAAGCTGTGGAGATACTACGTTTTGAGCCTTCGTTTAAATTTACGAGTGACACATTACGAAAGCGCGTAATCCAGGAAGTACTTTTTCCGTTTTATCGACCGCAGTATGGGTCAACATGTAATTGGGCGTTTACGAATTACCATACTCTAAACTTCTTTGACACAGATGAAACAGATCCCATTCCGTTCAAGGCTAGAATTCCATCCAGTTCTGTCTTGATGTATCCATCCCCGCACAAGGCATCGATGGGGTGGAACCAACAGCGCTATCGACCCACGGGTTCTTTCTCATTTGAATTTTATATCAATCCGCGATATTCGACATTCGAACGTGGAGGAGTCTTTAAGGCCGGCACTATATTTCATATGTCAAGCTCTTTCTCGTTGTCACTAGTGTCCGGCAGCTCTACCGACCCGAATGGTTACTTGGATGGGTACAGGTTATTATTGCAGCTTTCACACAGCGCTGACATCCCACCATCACAAATAAGAGTGGGAAGTTCAGAGTACAGTGCTAAGGCTGGCCACCTGATCTTTTCGTCATCCAATAATTCTCTCAAGAAAAACAAGTGGCATTATTGCTGCGTTCGCTGGGGTCGGCATGATCAAAATTCTTCCGGCTCATTTTTCATCGATGGAGAAAACCGGGGCGAGTTTCTGATCAAGAACACATTCCTAACAGCAAGCGGTTTGACTCAATCTGGGAGCTGGCTGCAGGCCACATCATTCCCACCAATACCTACAGGTCCTGGGGCGCCCTCGAACAAGGGCGAACGGGGTACCCCTGATGTGTTATTCATGGGGAATTATTACGAAGGTCCGAACAATGATTCCGGCGATGATGAGTCTTATATCGCGCAATTCTTTAATCCAGCTATAGCATATACTGATGGCGTGGAGAATTTTTATCCGACGGTCAGCGCGGATTCTGATGATGGCTTGGCGCTCGCGCGGGGTCCAGATGAATCTATGTTCCGGCATCCGCTACAAGCTGAATTACATGAGATAAAGATTTACAGTCGGTATCGAAATGACGGGGAGATCTTAACTTCTAGTGCTGAGGGAATTGAAAACGTTTATTCAGCATCTCAGGATGGGCTGATGTTTTATGTACCTCCGTTCTTTGTGAAAGATACTCGGAACAGAGAGATATTTCAGACACCATTTCAGACAGTATACGGTTCAACTGATGATCCGTTTAATGTACCGCTATCATTTGGCGTTGGTGGACACTATCTTAATCTAGAGAATTTCACCAAGGAGCTTGTGAAGAAGCAGTGGCCCCGCCTGTTCGCATTGTCTGGAAGCACGATCGACACCGATTCCGGTTGGCAAAGCTGCAATTATTTCTTGTTCTCAACCGGCAGTGTGCGTAAGCGAAACCTTACAATCCTTCCTTGTGATAACGGTAGGTTCAGCCAGAATTTCCAGCTTTTGGAGCAGATGGTAACATCATCAAATTCTTTAAGTCTATTTGTAAATGATCGTGGTCAAAAGATGTTAAGCCTGATCAGTCTTAATAACCTATTACCCACCGGTTCGATTGGCGAGGGACTGCTGGGTACTGAGACCCCGGGGTCCATATCTGAGGCCTTAGCTGGCCCGTCACCTGACGATCCGTCAGTACCTGCTGGTGCAATCTTAACAATATACAACAGGACTCGTGATCCATCGTCAAATGAAGTTGCATTTTTTGATGCAAGCAATCTTTTTTATGGTAATAAAATCGATCCAGGTTCTTATATCATTCGTGACCCATTTATCACGGGATCAGGGGGGCGGGTCAAAATTACTTTAAGAGATAATGAGCGAGGAAACCTCTATCGATGTGATGCCACGGGTAGCCATCCAGCATGGTCCACAGTGGGCACATTAATGTACGAAGAAGGTCTCGCGGTCATCAAGACACCTGTAATCCCACGGTTTGGCAGAGATAAATTTGAAGTCAGCTTGACCGGACAACAGAATATCCACACCTTGAGGATGAGTGTTCCCGCTGAGGAGGGCAATCTAGATCTTTCAGTTAATCCTACCTTCCAGAGCTTGGCTCCCTCGGGTTTGACGGCTGATGCGCTTTCTGATTTTACCTACATTACAAACGTTAACTTTTTAGATGAAAATCTTAATGTTATATGTAAATCTAATTTCTCTCAAGCAATTGTGAAGAGGGTTGATGATAGGTTTGTCGTAAGAGTTAAGCTGGATTTTTAGTGGCATTTATTCTTGGGTTAGATATCTCGACATCGAATGTCGGGTGGTGCATTTTGGACGAAAATTCCGGCAGATTTATTGACGCCGCCGCCGTGTTGCTTAGCAAAATAAAGTGCGTGTTTCAGAAAGCTGAGGAGGTCCGCGTCCAGTTGGAGTACCTGAATTCAAAATATGATATTCGTAGTATAACGATTGAAGAAAACCTTCAGGCATTCCGTCCCGGCTTTTCTAGCGCAAAAACAATTGTGACGCTAGCAAGATTCAATGGGATGGTGAGCTTGATGTCGTATGATGTCTTTGGAATGTCTCCAGCATTTATCAATGTTAATCATGCGAGGAAAGTGGTTGGTCTAAAGATTGACAGAAAAGCAGAAGCAACCACAAAGGAACAAGTTTTAGATTTCGCAAGAAGAAGAATAACTGATAATTTTCAGTGGCCCATGCGGACTATTAAGTCTGGGAAGCGGAAGGGTCTTGTACTCTTTGCCGACAGCTGTTATGATATATCAGATGCATATGTTATTGCTTCTTCTTGCGTGAAAAATGAGTGACGACCACCTAATAAGAAAAAGAATTGATTTGATTCAGAGGGCCTTTGGTACCTCAATACTCGATCGTGATGGCGTCAATGTTGCTGTGGGTTGTGTCAATAAAAATTGCTCTTCATTTGGGAAGCTAGTAAAAAAGAAGCTCACCCTCCGCGTGGACAATGAATTTTATCATTGTTGGGTTTGCGGCTTACGGGGAAAGGGTCTCGCTTATTTCTTTAGACGCTACAAACCGCGTTATAGTCACCCCGCTTCTGAGATTTTTGAAAAGAAGCTTGCAGATAAGAAAGAAGAAGAATTACCACCGATCCAGCTTCCTGAAAATTTTAAGTTGTTGGCCGAGGTGAATCGAAGTGCAGATCCTGACTTAAGGGCATCTATGAACTATCTTCTTAAGCGGGGGTTCTCAGACAAGGACTTGTGGTATTTTAGACTCGGTGGAGTGTCATCAGGCAGATATCGTCGTCGAATAATCATTCCATCATTTGATGGTGAGGGTGAGTTAAATTACTTTACTGCACGTGCGATCGATCAAGATGTTGGCCGGAAATATATCAATCCTCGCATCAAGCGGAGCGAGGTGATTTTTAATGAGATGAACATTGACTGGAAGAGCGAACTTACGATTGTGGAAGGGCCGTTTGACTTGATGAAAGCCAATCAAAATTGTACATGCTTACTGGGCAGCTCTTTAAGTGAAAAACATTTTTTGTTTCAGAGAATCGTTGCGAATAAAACTCCGGTACTGCTTGCCTTAGATCCAGATGCAAGTAGGAAGACACAGGATATTGCGAAGTTACTAAATTCTTTTGACGTTGATGTGCGGGTGGTGGACGTATCACCGTATAGCGATGTAGGAGAAATGGCGCTTGGTACATTCCAGAAATACAAGGACAGCGCAAAGGCGTGGTCAGAGATGGATAGATTGAAAAATATGATTAGCAGAATTAAGTCTGGATCATTGATATGAGGGGATCGCATTTTGTCATTTAGATGCGCGCATTTTGCGGATATACATTTTCGTGGCTTAAGTCGCCACGATGAATACAGGAAAGTATTTGAACAGTCATTTGAGAAATTACGTGGACTAAAGCCAGACGTTATTTTTTTGGGCGGAGACATTGTTCATTCGAAAACTCAAGGGATTAGTCCAGAGCTTATCGAGATTTTGCGGTGGTGGTTTACATCGCTTGCAGAGATCGCACCAGTTCATGTGATCCTGGGAAATCATGACGGTCTAATGATGAATGAGGACCGCTTAGACGCGATAACTCCAATTGTCAATGCCCTGAATGACCCTCGGATCATGTTAATGAAAGGGACTGGTGTATACCCAACTGGAGTGGAGGGGTACAACTGGTGTACGTTCTGCTGCTTTGATGTGAAAGCCTGGCCTACGCTGTCTCCACCAAGTAAAGGTATCAACCTTGCGCTTTTTCATGGACCCGTTAATGGCTCGTTGACCGATCAAGATTGGGAAATAAATGGCGACACGATTAAGGTAGATTTTTTCAAAGATTATGATTTTGCGCTATTGGGAGACATTCACAAGCGACAATTTTTAACAGACACAATAGCATATCCGGGTTCCACAATCCAGCAAAATTATGGCGAGAATGTAGAGAAGGGATTTTTGTTTTGGGATATTGAAGATAGGTCTTCCTTTACGGTAGACTTTATTCCTCTTCATAACCCAAGCGCATTCCGGACGATTGAGTGGAAGGGTGATGTTGTTGAAACGCTGGAACAAATCCCAGAGGCCTGGACTGGCTCCCGGTTTAGGATTGCGCATAAAGGGATTAATCAGCTGGACTTTAAGCAGTTACAGTCGGCATTGAAAGAAAAGTTTGATGCTTGTGAGGTTGTTTCAAAAAATGAATCTTCTGCGTTTACTGGCTCCGAATTGGAGATCACCACTAGCATTGGAAAAATTAGTAGAAATGATTTGCGGAATTTCTCGCAGCAGGACAAACTTATGTCTGATTTTGTTACCAAGCTAGAGATGTCCGATGAGGATAGGGATCTTCTAAGAAAGCTACATAAAGATATATTCAAACGCTGCGTCCAGCAGGTTGCAAATAAGTCTCATCAGTGGCGTTTGCGAAAGTTGACATTTGATAACACATTTGGGTATGGTGAAGGAAACATCATTGACTTTGATGCTCTGAGTGGAATTACTGGGATCTTTGGAAAGAATCGATGCGGGAAATCATCAATCCCTGGAACATTGGTGTATTCTTTATTCAATTCAACAGATCGTGGTGTCATAAAGAATATGCATGTCATCAATAATCGCAAGACTTTCTGCCGTGCCACAACAGATTTTTCGGTGGGTGGAGAAATGTATCGATCAGAGAGACAAACGGTGAAGAGGACAACTCGAAAAGGAAGTGTCTCTGCACCCACTCACCTAAATTTATTCAAGTTAGGTGCAGACGGGGAACCGATTGAAGACAACACTGGTGAGCAAAGAAGAGAGACAGAAAAGATGCTCCGATCATTAGTGGGAAGTGTCGAAGATTTTTTGATGACATCCTTTGCTTCTCAGGGAGAGATGAATGCGTTTATTCGGGAGGGCTCAACTAGTCGAAAGGCAATATTAACCAGATTCCTCGACCTGCAAATGTTCGATGACATGCTTAAAATCGCTAAAAATGAAATATCAGAATTAAGGGGTGAAATGAAGACGGCCCCAGATAAAAACTGGAGCATTTTGATAGAAGAGCAGCAAGAATTGCTGGATGATTTTAAGAAAGAAAAACTGGAGATTGAAGACGAGCTTAATGAGTTAAAAGAGAAGCGAGATGATTTGAAAATTAAGCTGGCTGCTTTACCCTCATCAGAGATGTATACAAAAAAGCAGATTCAAGAACAAGTCATTAAGCTCAACTCTTTAGAAATCAAAAGAGCCGCGCTAGAGAAAAAGATAATAGAGTTGTCGACAGAGCGAGATGCTATTTCGAAACGTCTGGAAAAAATCGATACCATAAAAAACCAATTTCCTATTGACGAATTGCGAGAGCAATCAACGCTTAAGAGCGAATTGAGAAACCAATGCGAGCTAGTTGAAGCCGGCCTGAACTTGGAAATTCAAAAATTGAATTCAAAGAAGAAGCTTGCCAAAAAATTGGAGAGTGTGCCTTGCGGGGATCAGTTCCCGAAATGTCCCTACATCAAGGATGCTCATAAGAGCTCTAAAGAGCTAGACGGCCAAAGAGAGGTTGTTGCAAGCATTCGCAAAGAACTCCGTGCTGTGAAGACTAGCCTTGAGGCTTTGATTCAAGCCGGAATAGATGCCAAGCTAGGAAAATATGAGCAGATTTTATCTCAAGGGCAAGACTTAAAGCTAGAAAATTCTGAGATGAAACTAGCAATGAAGGAGCTTGAATCCTCTCACCAAGAGGCAGAGACATCATTGACTTCTGGCAAAGAAGCCCTCCGTGAGATGAGACTCCGCTCCGTGGACGAAGAGAAGGACACAGAAGTAGTAAAAATGCAGCAAGATTTATCTGCGATTGAAGATCGTATTTCTGAACTAGACGGTTCTCGGTTATACTTGGCTGAGCAAATCAGCGTGACGCGCCAAAATTGCACAAACCTTGCTGAGGAGAAAACAAGATTTGGAGACATCAAGTCCAGGTGGGAAACCTATACTACATTTATGCAAGCTGTGGACAAGAAAGGAATTCCATTGACGATCCTATCGCTTCAGCTTCCACAAATCAATGCTGAGCTCACCAAGATCCTGCAGGGTGTTGTTAATTTTGAGCTTTCACTGGAAGCTGCAGCTGACTCTAATAACATGGACATCTTTATAGACTATGGAGACTCAAAAAGAATTATTGAGTGTGGCTCCGGGATGGAGAAGATGATTGCATCTCTTGCACTGCGGGTAGCTTTGATAAACATATGTAATGCTCCAAGGAGTGATGTTCTCATTATTGATGAAGGCTTTGGGGCTCTGGATGATAAAAATATAGAAGCCTGTTCACGGCTCTTGATTTCTCTCAAAAAGTATTTTTCGAACATTCTCATCATTTCTCACGTTGATGCCGTGAAAGATATTGTTGATAATGTTTTAGATATTCAACCAGTCGGCAAAGACTCGAGAGTCATGTATGCAGGATAATGATTTTTTTGTGCCGCTTGATTGTCCTATCTGTCAAATGATAATGAGGGACATGCGGGACTCTGTGCAATACTTAGAATCCAAGTGCTGTATCCAGTGCTGGATCTCGCTTGTAGAACCCTTAAGAAAATTAAAGAAGAATGAGAGTTTTTCCCCAACAGAAGAAGATATTTCGAGCTATAGAGAAAAGTTAGTTCAAAATGAGATAATTAAAAGTGAGGAGCTTTAGACATGTTAACAGTAGAAGAAGTCAGAGCATTGGGTGAATGCTTAAACACGACCTGGGGCAGATCAAGTAGCAATTTGAAAGTGACCCACCAACTCGCTGGAGATCGGTTGGATCTTCAAATGCAGACTATTGTTCATTTTGATGGCCAACGGTCTTTGAATCCGCAAGTTGCCAGAGAGCGAGACATCGCGAACTCTATTTTTACTGATGCTCTTAAAAAAGTCAAAGCTGACTTTAAAGACACTGTTGGTAGAGCCTTAACTCTCAAAGAGGTATCCAGGGATGATGACATTGAAGTAATTCAAGCCACGTCAGTCAGTCCCAGAAAGATAGCTTATTATCGGTGCTTGTTGAGACTTGAAGTAAGTTGAGGTCGTATGCCACCTCTCAACAAACAGAAGCAAATCGCTGAAATTGTTAAGTGCGGAAAAGATCCAACGTACTTCATAAATCGACACGTTGAGATTCAACATCCCATTCGTGGGCGTATTCCTTTCCATACGTTTCCGTTTCAAGATGATTGTCTGACCGCGTTTAACGATCATCGATATAATATTGTCGTAAAATCAAGACAGCTTGGTTTATCGACGCTGACAGCTGCATACGCCGCGTGGATGGCACTTTTTCACAAAGACAAAACCGTCTTGGTTATTGCAACAAAGCTTGCGGTTGCACAGAACTTTATTAAGAAAGTAAAGATTGCTTTATCTGGTATCCCAAAATGGATGTGGATCACCGAGATCACTGCAAAGAACACTCAAGCAATTGAATTTTCTAATGGTTCTGCCATTAAGGCGGTTCCCACATCTGATGATGCCGGCCGTTCGGAGGCCTTGAGCTTGCTGATTGTCGATGAGGCAGCTTTTATTAGAAATTTTGATGAGCTGTGGAAGGGACTGTATCCTACGCTGTCTACAGGTGGTAGAGCAGTCGTGGTGAGCACACCCAACGGAACGGGCGGTCAGTATTATGATTTGTACCATGATGCCGTAAGCGGCTTCAATGAGTTTAACCACATAAAGCTGCCTTGGGATGTTCATCCTGAAAGGGGAGATGAGTGGTTCGAAAATGAAAGCAAGAATCTCAATAGGCAGCAGGTTGCTCAGGAGCTTTTGTGCGATTTCCAAGCATCAGGTGACACCTTTCTCTCAAGCGATGATATTGAGAAATTACGGATGCAGATACGGTCGCCAATGGAAAAATGGGGTCCTGAAAACAATGTGTGGACCTGGAAGTACGCCCTTGATGGCCATTCTTATATAGTGTCATCCGATGTTGCTCGCGGCGATGGTGCCGATTTTTCAACTTTCCATGTAATAGACACCACCGTATCAGAAGTCGTTGCTGAATTTAAGGGTAAGGTCCCACCAGACCAATTGGCTTTTCTGCTAATGGAGGCATCGAAAAGATATGGGGATGCCATTATCTGCCCAGAAAGCAACACATACGGCTACGCTGTGCTTATGAAGCTTAAAGAAAACGGCTGTAGAAATATCTGGTTTAAGAAAGAGAAAGAAAAATTTGATGTGCTTTATGGGAACGGCTCTATAGGAAAAGCGGGTTTTTCCACACAGGGCTCGAGCCGTCCCAAGATATTGACAAAGATGGAAGAAGTAATTCGGAATGATAAGATAAGGATATACTCTTCAAGATTTGTAGAGGAAATGAAAACCTTTATCTGGAACGGCAATAAAGCACAGGCGCAGCGCGGAAAGAATGATGATCTTGTAATGTCATTAGCTATCGGAATTTGGTTATATGATGCGACGGCACGAGTCCATTCGAAGAAGGTAGATATAAATGCTGCGATGCTTGCGGGATTTGCATTGAATAAACGAGCAGAGCCAGACCGGCGAGACATGTCACCCTTTAATCAACAAGTGGGTATACTTACTGCAAGAGGCATGCCAGTGCTAATGGGTGATGAACATCCTGCGGTATCTGGCTCGGTAGATTTTAAGTGGCTACTGTAACTCTTATAATAGCTGGTGAGGAATTAAATGGCAGGTAAAGGAAATATATTTCAACGACTTACTAAATTATTTCGTTCTGGACCGGTAATAAAAAGAAAAGTTCGGCAAAATGTCCCGGGTCTTTCATCTTCAGCAGCAGAGGTTTTTAAGCGCGCTCATAATGATGTATATAACAACACACTCAGCGCGTATGGCTCTTTCGACAGAATGTCGAGATATTCAGACTTTGCAGAAATGGAAGCCACCCCGGAGATAGCATCAGCGCTGGACATATATGCTGAAGAAACAGTGAGCCCCGATGAGCACGGAAGAGTGCTACACATCTTTTGTGAGGATGAGCTTAAGAAAGAACTTCTTGAAACTCTTTTCTACGACACACTGAACCTTGAATTTAATCTAGTGATGTGGGTTCGGAATTTATGCAAATATGGCGACTTCTTCTTGTTTAATGATGTTGATCCGAAGTTTGGCATTGTAAATGCTTATCCTATCCCGATATCTGAAATGGAGCGAGAGGAAGGGTTTGATCCTGAAAATCCTGGAGCTGTCCGCTTTCGCTGGCTTACTCAAGGGAACACTGTTCTAGAGAATTGGCAGATTTCCCACTTTAGACTTTTGGGTAATGATGCGTTCTTGCCATACGGTTCTTCAGTTCTGGAGTCTGCAAGAAGGATATGGAGACAACTGATCCTGATTGAAGACGCGATGCTCGTTTATCGAGTTATTCGTGCACCTGAGCGGAGAGTCTTTTATATCGATGTCGGGAACGTGGCACCTGAGGATGTGGGCGATTATCTTGAACAGGCGACTTCAACTCTGAAAAGAGCGCCCGTTGTGGACCGCGCCAACGGGAAGGTTGACCTCCGATATAATCCACTCTCTGTAGACGAAGATTATTTTATTCCTGTACGAGGCGGTGAATCTGGTACAAAGATTGATACCCTGGCAGGAGGACAAAACACGGCTGCCATCGAAGATGTAGAATACATTCAAAAGAAATTGTTTGCTGCGCTAAAAATTCCTCGTGCATATTTGGGATATGATGAGGACATTGGGGCTAAGGCAACCCTGGCTCAGGAAGACATCAGATTCAGCCGTACGATTCAGCGTATTCAAAAGACAGTAATCGCAGAGCTTAATAAGATCGCGATGATTCATCTTTATGTTCATGGTTATGATGCTGAAGACTTAATTGATTTTGAGTTGAAACTTTCGAACCCATCGTCTGTGGCACAAATGCAGAAGCTTGAATTGATATCTCAGCGCTTTGATATTGCAGGTAAGGTTCCTGAAGGAATGCTCGATCGCAGGTGGGTTCAGAAGAACGTTCTTGGGTTAACTGACAAGGTGATTGAAGAAATCCACGAAGGGAAGATGAAGGATAAGATAGAAGATGCCGAAGTTGAAGGTGCTGGAGCTGAGGAAGGCGAAGAAGGTGGTGGTGAAGAAGCCGCCGGCGGTGGTGGTCTCTTCTCCGCTGACGTTCCTTCCGGTGAGCAGCTTTTGACTGCATTTCCCGCTGACGGTGATAAGATAAAAGATGATCCCGATGAGGATGATCCCGATGAGGATATTGTTGATATCTCCAAGTTGTCTATTAACGATCCGGATGCTCCTCTAAAAGCTCAATCAGCTGTTCAGCAACAGAGTAGAAAAAAGACTGGCGGCCCCTTAAAAACTCACATGCCTGATTTCCGAACAATGGTCACTCACAAGAGACCGCAGGACTCAATGAGAAAACCTTTTGGTGATGATTATCTTCGTACCCACTTAGAGGGAATGGAATGGGATGAGCGGGATACTTATAAGACAAGCGCCGCGGTGAAGCCGGTGATAACACCAGAACTAAGGGGTACATTCAGATCATTATCTTCAATCCTTGCTCCTGAAGGCGGAGTGCTTCTTAACGAAGCGGATTTAAGTGGGGAAGACAATTTCGACCTCGATGAATACGATGCCGGAGAAATAGATGAAAGTTAAACACAATAAAAAAAGAAATGTCGGACTGATCTTTGCACAATTATCTCAGTATATCTCAGAAGCGCTAGTGGAAGGGAAGGTCAAGAAAGCGAAGAAAGCGATTGACATTTTACAGAAGCACTTTGTCCCGGGCTCGGAGCTGTTCAGAGAATTTCGACTTTTTAGAGCAATGATGGTGACTGAGGTACCGTCTCCAGCGCTGGCATCTTCGATTATGGTGGAAGCAAAGCAAGCTGCAAAAGATCTTGATGTCAAATTATTGACACAACAAAAATCAGCTCTGATTAAGGACATCAATTATATCTTGGGTGAGAGCAACTTTTACAATAGAAGAGTTTCGGACTACAAAGAATTTGCTACGGTCCAAACTCTTCTTTCACAATGGCGTACCAGCAACCCTGATCTTCTTGTCTCCAGTACATTCGAGGCTGAGCTTCATGGGTATCTATTAAAAGAAAAACCTCGTGAAGTACTAACAGATCTCAAGACACCGCAAGTAAATCATTTGGCGGTAGAGATTATGCATAGAAAAATTGAGGAAAGATTTGGTGCCTCATTTTCTCCCTCACAAATTACTCTTCTCAGAGAGTATGTGTTTTCTGAAAACAATGGCGTGAAATTTAGGGCTCATCTGGCTGATGTGAAAAGAAAATCCGTCGAATCCCTCAGCGGCTATTCAGTGATTTGTGAGAACAAGATTTTGTCTAGCCAGATTGAAAAAGTCCAGGAACAGGTGCTAGCACTTGATGTAGATAAATTTGACGATGATTCTATATCAAAATACTTAACACTAATGAAGCTCACAGAAGAGTTAACATCAGGAGAAGAGTTCGATGTCAGACCTTAAATTATTGACCGAGTGGTCGCCCTGGCAATACACTAAAGAAATGATCGAGGAGTCGAAGACTCAAAACGATGGAAAGCTTTTGATGAAGGGTGTGCTGCAGAAGGCAGACACGCTAAACCAGAATGGAAGAATATATCCCCGCGCTATTCTCGATAGGGAAGTACGAAATTATCAGAAGTTTATTGCTGAGAGTCGTGCTTTGGGAGAATGCGATCATCCGGACAGTTCGGTTGTAGAATTGAAAAATGCATCGCACATTGTACGAGAAGCTTATATGGATGGTGACACCTGTTACGGAACGGTGGAGTTGCTTGATACCCCCTCTGGTAACATCCTTAAGAGTCTTGTAGAGTCCGGTGTCACTCTTGGTATCTCATCTCGTGGTGTAGGCTCAACGAAAAGGAGCGGCGACACTGATGTGGTTCAAGATGATTTTCAACTTATTTGTTGGGATTTCGTTTCTGAGCCCTCAACCCCCGGCGCATTTATGATGCGCGAGGGTATCATACGAGAGGGTGACCTGGACAAAGTGTTTAATAAATCAGATCGGATCTACCGCTTGTTTAATGAAGTGTTGGATTGGGAAGGAGAATCAGAATGAGTACATGGCCAAAACCCGGTCTTGGTATGGTCGGTGAATATCAAAGAAGCGGCATGCCATATGTGACATCATCTAACGGTGCCGAGCTTCAAGCCTCTGCCGCGAATGTTATTGAAATTCAGTTTCCGCGAGTTACTCGGTGGTTCGAGGTGCGAGGTCTGGATGCAGCAAACGCATCCAGCGAAATTAGAATAGGCTTCACCCGTAACGGAGTTCTTGGTGAGGGCGCAGTCACAGGATCGATTCCAACTGGTGAGTTTAACACTGACGGAACACAAAAGTGGAGAAAACTTAATCCCCTCCCAACGACGCAAGATCAAGTCGCAGATAGTAACAACTACTACGTTATTCCAAGTACACAAACATCAGCAGCTCCCGGTATGAGATTTGAGCTGATGTGCAGTAGCTTATTTTTGTGTACTCATACTGGTCATGCCAGCGGCTTCACAGTTATCGCTGGGTTGACTGACATCGATCGAACCGCCCTCGCGCTTACAGGCTCAAACGGATACCAGGGAGTGGGATGATGGCTAAAGTTTCTCGTGATATGCTGAAGGATCTAGTGAAGGAATGTCTTTTCGAAATTCTGCTAGAGTCCACAGGCGATACGGGTACAAGATTGGTTGAAGCACAAACCCGGCCTCGACCTGTCGCCAAGAGCAAGAGAGCTGGGTTAAAAAATCGGAAGACTCGTCCCGCTCTAGATGCTATCTCATTTGGGAAGAAGAGCGGAAAAAATACGAAACCGCCAGCTCCACGCTCTATTGACGTGAGTGGTATAACTGCTGATCCTGTTATGGCTTCTATATTCCAGGATACAGCAGCAACAACGCTGCTGGAACAGAATGCTGCCGAAAGTGGCCGCCCTGGCGCACCACTCGGACCGGGGGTCTCTCTTGATGATGGCACCACCGGTCAGGGAAGTTTGTTGGGAGAAGCTTCAAAAAATTGGGCTTATCTCGCTTTTAACGATAAATCTGAGTAAAGAAGCACTTCGATCGGAATACATAGAAATAGTCTGGAGGAAATCAAAATGGCTAAAAAAATTAAACTGACACCCGCCCTTTTAAGAAAGCTTGTGATCCAAGAAAAGAAAAAGATCCAAGAATCTCTAGAGCAGGGTGAAGAGAATGTGGACAAAGTAAAGGCTGAGGAAGTAGACGCCGGCGAATATGCCGATTCTCTCGAGAAAGACATCGACCATATTGCTGCATTAAAAATTCAAGAGAGTATACTTAAGAGAAAGTATGCTAAAGTGCAAAAAGCAAAGAAGCGGCTTGTTAAGAAAATTAGCAAAAAACGGTAGCTTTAATTTAAAGGAGTAACATTAAATGCCCACACATAACCAAACAATTGTAGAATATCTTCCGACTGATTACGGAGATGGGACCTCCGGGACCCCTACGGTGCAGGCATGCTTTCCTGCTTCCCCCATGTATATGGGAGAAATTACAGACGCAGAACGAAAGGAAGTATTTCAGACTCTCGTTCTTGACGGTGAAGTAAACGACGGTGGCCATACTTTCGGCTTATTTAATCGTGACTATGTTGATGCTCCTAATATCGCTGATGTTGAATCAGGCGGCGGCGGACTACCTGGAAGTCCATGGGTACCGAATCCCGTTTCCCCAGGTCCCGGAAGCATCAACGCCTCCGACCAGGCGGATCCTCCAAACGGTTGGGGCGAAGCTCCCAACGAGCAATGGGGTACAGGTGTCGGCTCCCAACTCGAGCCCGCAGAGAGCTCAGCGCAACAGTCAGCTGGTACGCTTGGTGATTACGTTATGGGTAAGGCGTGGGGTACTAGTGCTTAATGGGCATAACCCCAGAGAATCCTGATAGTCCTATAAGTCTTGGCCGTAGACGAGGAAGCAGTCTTGATTATAGAGACGACCTCGGATACGGCCGTACTTCTGCGAAGTTCCACACAGACCGAGTAAAGTCTGCGACATATCCTTATGTAGAGGAAGACAGTTTTGGTGAGGACATTGATCTTGGTTTAGAGATTGATGTCCTTGACCGTATTATCAATAAATTTTCTACACCGTACAAGTCCGATGACTCTCTAATCGGTAGGTCGGCTGACCACAACGCGAAGGTCGACGGTAATAAACCCTTGGCGCCTGTTCAACAAGAGATGGCTGTCGCGAAAGGAATGGTCCCGTTCCCGAGTATGTATAAGAAAAGGATCCAGGTCGGCGGCGGCGTCGCTGGTGGCGCCCAGAAATATGTCCGCGGCTCGGATCGAGTGAAAACTGGAACTTGGGATGGCTGGTCCCACGCGCCTGAGGAAATCGGCGGACCCGAGGGTGTTAATATCACCTTTGACGAATATATCAGTGACGAAGAAGACGCGAATATCTTGAAATTACGAAAAGTTGTTCAAGGAATACTCGACCAGCAAGAGCTGGAATAGTTGCAAATGATGGTAATCTCGTTTCGTTCGCAATACTTAACTGTAAGTGCACATAAATAAGGTGGATTCATGTCGACAAATCTTTATAAGGAGGCAATTGCAGAAGCTCAACAGCTAAAGCTGTTAGCGGAGCAAAATGCCAAAAATAAAATAATAGAAGCACTCACCCCACGAATTCAGGCAATGGTTGAATCACAGCTACTGTCCGAGCAGCAGGAAATTGAACTCATTGATGTTGAGGGTCCTGCAGCTGAGCTCGTTGTACCTGATGGGATGGTCGAAGAGGAGCCCGATGAAGAGGCCTCAGTGATCGTCAACGCACAGGGTGATGTGAATTTATCTGTTTCTGAAAGTCTTCCTAATAACTTTAGGAAAAATCTGGGTGATCTGAAAGCCCAGTTAACCTCTACGTCTTCCGATCAAAATAAGCTAGCCGAAAGAATTGCAAAGCTTCGTGGGAAGGTTAGGAGAATGGACGCCTTGTTGTCCGAAATAAATGCAAGTGCATTATCAAGGCAACAAAAGTCTGTAATAAAACGGTCATATCAAAAATTGTTAAAGGAAGCCGTAACTTTGCGCTCAGAGGCAATAGTTAGTTCTAGCAATAAGAGTCAAGGCAACCGTCTAGCAATATTCGAAACATTAAAGGAGATGAATATAATGACTACCAAACGCAGCCGCGCCATCTTCAACCAACTTTTTGAAGCTGGACTCGGCGAATTAGATGAAATGGAACTGGTTCTCAGTGATGAGGACCTCGAGGCGCTTGGCGTTGAAGACGCTGAGGCAGCCGATGTCGCGTCTCTTGATCTTGAAATGGTTGATGAGACCGGCGAAGAGGAAGAGGGCGAAGAGGAAGAAGCTGAAGGAGAGGAAGAGGAAGCTGAAGGAGAGGAAGAGGAAGAAGTTGCTCTTGATCTCGGTGAAGTTTTTGAAATCGACCCCCGGATGCTGAAGATGGAGCTTCGTAAGCTTCGCAGAATTCGTGAGGCTACTGAAGGAAGCGCTGAAGCTACCGATCAGGCCGACCAGTTCGGCGGTGGAGAAGTTGAAGACGAGTCTTTTATCGATGTCGATGAAGATGATCTTTTGAACGCACTCGCCGATGAACTCGGTGATCCCGATGTTCCCACACCAACAGTCGAATCCCGTAGACGGCGAGCCCGAGCCGCTCGTCGACGCAGAGTTGCTGAATCACGTCGCAGCAGATCCCGAAGAACAACTCGCCGCCAGCCGGCCAGCGCTTCTTCTGCATCTCGCCAGAACCGTGCTCTTAAGCAGCAGCTTTCTGAAATGAATCTTTTTAACGCAAAACTGCTTTATGTGAACAAACTGATGCAAAATCGTAATGTAAGTTCTAAGCAGCAGCGTGCCATAGTCGAAGCTTTAGATAATGCTAAGACAATCCGTGAAGCGAAATTAGTGTATGAAAGCATTACTCGCTCACTTAGTAAGAAGTCCCTCAGTGAGGGCAAGAGAAGAGTTCTTGGATCTTCTAGTAAGTCGACTCGCAGAGGCAGTGCCAATGTGAATGAGTCGGCTCAGACGGACCGATGGGCAACACTCGCTGGTATCAAAAACAAATAGACGCTAATCTTTAAAGGAGAAAAAGAAAATGTCCAAAAAGTTTACACTTGACCAACTGACGGAAGGTATTCGTCAGCGTCATCAAGGCGACTCTAACAAGCGCCTGACAGAAAAGTGGAGCAGGACTGGTCTTCTTAGGGGTCTCGAGAGCGTCCATCGTGAAAACATGGCAACGCTGCTCGAGAACCAAGCTGGTCAGATCCTACGTGAGCAAAACACCCTTGGTGGTGGTGGACTCACACCTTCTGCTGGCTCCGGAGATATCCGGGGTTTCACTAACATCGCTTTCCCCATTGTTCGCCGAGTCTTCGGTGGCCTTGTGGCAAACGAGTTGGTTTCCATACAACCGATGAGCCTACCTTCTGGTCTGCTCTTCTACCTTGACTACACTTACGGTTCAAACGTTGGTGGTACTGTTGACGGTTCAATGGGTTCTTCTTCGAAGAACACATACGACGCAGGTCAGTCAATTTACAATAACCCTGCTGGAAAGGGTGTTCGCTCCGGGTCTCTCGGCGTCGGTGGTCAGTATGACCTCGCTGGCTCTGGTTACTCTAGAGTTCACACTGGTTCCAACCTGACGCTTGGTAACAAGAACACTTTCGTTCTTGGTACTGCATCTGCGCAGTCTCGTTCTACTACCATAACTGGTGGCGCGGGTAGCACAGGAGCCGATGGTCGTTTCCTGCAGTTCGATCCACAGCTTACTCAGCTGATCGATGATGATAGTAATCCTTACTTCTTCCTAACCGTCGACCTTGGCGTTCTTGGTTCTAACTTTGACGTCACCGCTGTTAAGGAAGCTGCTTTGGTTCTCACAGGCTCAACTTCTTCGCTAAATACTGGCACAGACGTTGCGGTTCCTGGCGAGACATTCCAGGGTGGACAGGGAGTCTATAATATTCGTCGTCTTAACCAGCTCGTTAAGTCAGGTTCAAAGTCTGGTCCGATTTCCCCGGATCCGATGGCATCAGCCCAGAAGGCCGGTTCGGCACTTCTCTTGGTTATGTCAGGCACTGCGCTCAACGCCGCGGACCTTGATGGTTTCCGTATAAGTTATCCCAAGGACAACTCCTTGAGTGTTCAAAGCGATGGCGACACTCTCGTTGTTCCCGTCTTTGAGTCTAACTTCAGCCAGACAAGCGCACAGCCGGTTATTCCTGAGATTGACATCAAGATCGAAGCGATCTCCGTTGTTGCTCAGACCCGTAAGTTGCGCGCTCGTTGGTCACCAGAACTCGCACAGGACCTGAATGCTTACCACAGCCTTGACGCTGAGGTCGAGCTTACTCAGATCCTCTCTGAGCAGATTGCTCTTGAGATTGACCGCGAGATCCTGAATGACCTACTCATGCAGGCTGACACAAACTACTACTGGAGCCGTAAGCCCGGTGACTTCGTTAATAAGAAGTCTGGTGCTTCTGCTGTTAAGGCCTCATCCCTCGCGGGTGGTCCTGCCTTTACCGGTACGGTGCGTGAATGGTACGAGACTCTCGTTGAAACCGTCATTGACGTGGCTAATGAGATCCATCGTAAGACCCTCCGTGGTTCCGCTAACTTCATCGTTGTTTCCCCAGACGTTGCAACAGTCCTTGAAGCCTCCGTGCTTTACAAGCCTGTTTACAGCATCGACGGCGACGGTCAGGTTGCACCCGGTATGAGTCTTGGCGCTGAGAAGGTTGGTACGTTGAGCAACCGCTTCACAGTCTATAAGGACCCCTACTTCCCACGCAACAAGATTCTTGTTGGGTATAAGGGCGGTAGCTACCTTGAGACTGGGTATGTATATGCTCCTTACGTTCCGCTGATCGTTACGCCTACTATCTTCGCTCCCGAAGACTTCACACCTCGCAAGGGCGTGATGACTCGGTACGGCAAGAAGATGGTACGTTCCGACTTCTACGGTACAGTAACATGCCTTGGCATGGACGTCATCTAATCTGATTAGACGAAGTCATTAATATTCAGGGGCGGTCCTTTCGGGGTCCGCCCCTTTTATTTTGGTAAGTCGAATGCTTACGTTATATTTAATGACAAGCCCCTAGCACGGACATAAGGCGGACCCCACACGCTAGCTAGGGAATCATGTGGACAAGTAACTCTATAATAAAAAAAAGGAGAAAATTATGCCAAAAATACTAGTAACAGGTACAAAAGGTTTGTACCAAAAGGGTGGAACAACTGGTGCAACGGGCACGGCCGGAACACTCTCGGGTCACCGTTCAATGGTTGAAACAATAACAGCCGCTAAGACACTGGACGCAGAAGACAGTGGAAAAGTTTTCCTCGTCGGCACAGACGCTCTAACTATAACACTTCCTGCTACCAAGTCTGGACTGACTTATACTTTCATTAACACCGGCGCTGATGGCGCAGTGCTTATTACAGTCAGTCCCAACGCTAGCGATGCGATTGACGGAACTATTGCAAATGCTGCTGCCGATTCAGTATGCACCGGCACCGATGACGGTGATCTTACTAACACTAAGACAACCGCCAACAAGGGGGACCGCGTCACGTTAGTGGGAGACGGCTCTGCCGGATGGTATATCGTTGAGGGTGTAGGTATCTGGGTTGGCGCCTGATACGTAGATCTATATTCTAAAAATGCCGTCCTTTGGGCGGCATTTTTTTACTTTACTCTTCGGTGGATTAAATTATATTCTAATTCCTGGAGGATAGGACAACATGGCAACTACATCAGCAGCGGTCTCGCCCAAGAAGACATCAAAGGCGAAGGCCACTACAGCTACGACAACTGAACCCGCTCTTGAAGCACAAGTGACAGCTCTTGAAACACAAGTAGCAACATTGACAGCTCAGGTTACCAACTTAACGAACGCTATTGAGGGTCAAGATATCGATGGTGACGGTATTCCTGATGTTTCTGGATTAACCGATCGTATGAATAAAATTGTCGGATTTTTGCGCCGTAAGTACGGCGAGGGTCCGATGGAAAATACGGGCGTTTACTAAGTAGACCGCCAGTTTTTCATTAACGTCCAAGAAAGACATTTTACACCCTACGTAATAGTTATCAGTAAGGTGTGCTATGTCTTCTTTTGCTTATACAAAAAATCCAACCCCGTTTAGCTTCTTTGATACAGATACGGAATTTCAGACAGAAGCAAATGCTGTAGTTTCCTTTGTGAAGAGGAAATTAGGCGATGATATACTAAGTGTTGAGTTGACAAAAAAGCAGATGTGGGCCTGTTTTGAAGAGTCTTTTCTGGAGTATGGTCGGATTATCAACGAAGCCGACGCAAAATCGCAGCTAAGCAATTTGCTGGGATATAGCACGGGAAGTAATAAGACTGGATTATTTCCAAAGCAGAATCTAGAGTTCCTCCTACGTATGGCTGAGCCGTACTCTATGGAAGCGGGTATTGGTGGGTCGTACAATGAGGTTTCGGGCTCGATTCAATTAACATATAAGCGCCAAGACTATAACATCTATCGAGAGCTGAAAGATACTGCTGGTAATCTAATCGTGTCTAGCAGCAAAAATTCTCCACGAAGCAAGATGCGAATTAAGGAAGTCTTCCACTTCAGTCCACAAGCTGCTTACAGATTTTTCGACACAACATCTGCTGTCAATTATCTGAATAATGAATTTAGTTTCGAGTCATTTACACCTGAGACTATTTTTTACGTTTTGCCTGTTTTCGAAGACGTTCTTCGCGCCGGCCAGATGGACATTTCTAACAGGGTAAGAAAATCAAATTATTCTTATAGGATCATTGGGGAAAATATTCGAATATATCCAATGCCTACCCAAGTAACAGGTTCTGGTGCCAATCCGATTAAGTTGTGGATTCGAGTGGGGTTTGCTCCTGACCCGTATGACCCAGATATTCGAGATGATACAATCTATGGCACATCAAATCTTTCGAACGTTCCATACGGGAGGATGAAATACAATAAGACTAATTCTGTCGGTCGTCAGTGGGTTAGACAATACTGTCTTGCTTTGTGCAAAGAATTATTAGGGCAGGTTCGCTCTAAATTTGCGACCGTTCCTATACCGTCAGGTGATCTAAACCTTAACGGGGGTGACCTGATTAGCCAAGCACGAGAAGATCAAACTAGATTACGAGACCAGCTTGTGGAGCTATTGGACAGCTTAACTTATAGTAAACTTTTAGAGGGACAAGCCCTAGACGCAGAAAACATTACCAAAGCATTGAAGGCCATGGCCATGCCTCTGGGTAAATCGATCATTATCAAATGAGAAATTAAGAGATGGCCAGACTTTTCATAACTCCCCGCGAGCAAGATTTAATCTCTGATTTAACGAAAGAGATAATGAAAGATGTCGTCGGTCAGAAGATCTATTATTATGCGATTCGAACAGACGTAACGCAGATCCATGACATCTATGAGGAAGCAATCGACAAGTATTTCGATCCCGCATTAGAGATAGAAGCCCAGGTTGCATGGTCACCGCAAACAGTGACGACCGGCCGGTTTGGTTCTGAAAATCTTTACACTACAGAAGTATACCTTCACTACAAAGATTTAATAGATAAAGATATAGACGTCAAGGAGGGAGATTATTTTTCTTATGGCGAAACGTTTTTTGAGATTACGTCGATTACGTGGCAATCAAATATTTATGGTGAGATTGAGTATATGACAGGCGTGAAATTGCTTGGTAAACAAGCGAGGAAGGGACTTATCGATAAGCAGCCTATCGGACCTACTGATGAAGGGTATTATCCTGGAGACCCAGATGCTATTCAAAGAACGTTTATCCAGCAGCGGGGTTTTGCAGAAAATGCTGAGGGCCCGACTGGTGATGTCCGCGCTTTGATAGAGCAAGGTAAGCTACAGCTTCCGCCTCAGCCCGCTCCAGCAGAAGTGTCTCCGAAGGGTTCCCCTGGTGAAATAAGTTCAGCATTCTACGACGAGAGCTAGCATGGCAACGAAGTATTCCATAACAAAAGGGCCCTATCAACAAATTGAGACAGGTTATGACAACGAGGATATTGCTCCTGATTTCACAATGCCCTCATGTACCATCGAAGATGTTGATCGAGGAGTTTTTAATCTTTTCAATAAGGAACTACCTCTCCTCTACAAGCGGAGGGATGAGGTAAAGCGAGTCCCAGTGATATTTGCAACCGGTGAACGCTTTGCGCTCCTTGCCCGAAACAAACCGTTGAGGGACAAGTCGAATGCTCTTATTCTTCCGTTAATATCTATAATAAGGACAGGGATCGATCAAGAGAATGCAAAGGGTGCTGCCCAATTTCAGGGAGGTCCCATCACTGTGAAGGTCCAATTAAGCGAAGATGACTTAAGATATCAACGTCTTCAAAACACTCATGGGCTTAAAAATTCTGATGAAAATGCGATTGCTGCTCTGGGGAATCAGGCAGATGGTGATGGAGGCGGAATAGCGAACGGCCGACTAGCCACAAGAAGAGCCGCCCCGTCGGTTTCGGTTGCTAGTCGAAGAGGTACCATTTTGACACCAGTCGCCAGCAAAAACTTAGTAGAAATGATTCAGATCCCGCCTATTAAGCAATACACTTCTTCTTATGAAATAACTTTCTGGACGCAATATACACAAGAAATGAATTCTCTCATAAACGTGTTGATGAGTGGCTATGTAGAAAACCGCCGTCGGACATTTGTCATTGAGACAGAAGACGGGTATAGATTTTCTGCTTTTACTGACGCCGCCTTAACTCCGCAAAATAATTTTGATGATTTTACAGATGTCGAAAGGCTCGTTAAGTATAGCTTTAATATGAGTGTCGCCGCGTACATGGTCGCTGCGCAAGAGCCCGGCATGCCCGTTCCATTTAGAAGAACAGTGTCCTCTCCAGATGTTGCATTTGGAGTTTCTCAAGGGATCGGCGGGGTACCCGCCGGTGCGCCAGTTGCGGGAATCCCGTCGGGAAACCCAGGAGATTATTTATTTGCTGGTGTAACCCCAGCTGCGGATGGTAACCCCCCAGCAGGCATAGGGGCCACTCCAGGAATAATAGGGGGGTTCCCCGGCACACCAACGGTAGAAGTCGGAGGCCAATCAGCAGCAAATCTTGCGGGCCCATCGAGTTTAACGAGTCCGACGACTATAATTACAAATATCAACCCCTTTACAGGAAAGAAAGAGTATCTAGAAATCATAATTTCAAGTGCAGATCCGAAAACCGGAGAAGCAGTTTTTAAGTTTAGTAAGAAGTCCCCCAGTGGTATTGCTATTGATCTTGGAAAACTCCTCAAAGATTGATACGGCTATATGAGACATTTAGGCATCGTACGAAATAGTTATTTGTGATAAAGTAGATCCAGGAGACCCGACTCATGGCAGAGCAAACATTTAGATCCCCAGGTTTTTTTGAGCGTGAAATTGACGCCACAGCGAGAGAAACCTCAATCGTAGGCGTTCCAGCAGGTGTTGTTGGAACTGCAGAGAAAGGTCCTGCGTTCGTACCGGTCACGGTGGGAAGCATGACTGATTTTATTAACAAATTTGGTGATATCGATTCGAACAGATTCGGTCCATATGCAGTCCAAGCATTCTTAGCCAACAGAACAGCACTAACCTATATGCGGGTGCTGGGCGCTGGTGCTAATGAAACTTCGACGGACCTATCCAACACCCTCAACCTTGGAACCGTCAAGAACGCCGGCTTCACAATAGAGCCAGCAGATTCTCAGTGGAATATGGATGCTGACAATGGTGTGGCACAAAATACGTTTTCTGATAGTTGCGTACAGTTTTTAGTCGCGAAGCATTATGTTTCAGGTGCGACTGATTATTCTCACCCAATGTTCATCGATAATCCGTCTTTCGACTCAAGCGGAGGCGATACCGTTAACTTAGTACGGGGTGTGATTTTCACCGCTTCTGGTAGTCGTTTGCAGATTTTGAACATTGGCCAGAATTGGAGCAATGGTCTTGATTCGCTGGCAAGTCCCGGTCCGGATGCTACTTTTGCTTTAGCGGTTTCCTCCTCACGTGGAGGGGCATATACGTCCCAGTTTGGGTCTCTTGCAAGAAACACCACTGTTGCAAAAACACTCAATACAGTAGCTGGCCCAGGTGTCCGAATCGTAACGGCTTCGCTTGACCCATCTCACACGAATTATATTTCAAATGTTCTTAACACTGATCCGCTTAAGTTCTACGAGCATCAGCACTTACTGTATCTTGACTTTGCTGTTGAACGGGAGATTGCCGGTGTGCAAGAGGGAACAGCGAATGTACTAGCTTTACTTTCAGGCTCGGGTGACAATTTAAACAATGCGCTCAGCGGTGATAACCGCAAGGCACTTTCGGCGTTCGGTCGATTTGATACAAGATACACAACGGCACAGACGCCGCAGATCTTATCGCAGCCCTACGGTGGTACTGAGTACCCCCTCATGCACTTCGAATCGCTGTCTGATGGCCATTATGCCAATGACAATGTGAAGATCACTATAGCGAATCTGCGGGCTTCTACAGACGGGAATTATCCATTCCCTCAGTTCGAGGTTCAGGTAAGAAGATTTGATGATTCCGACCTTGACCCACAAGTCCTCGAGACCTACCCCTCATGTAATCTCGATCCGATGTCAGAAAACTTTGTTGCTCGAAAGATTGGTGACTATAAGGCACGCTATAATTTCGATGCAGATAATGATGATGAAAAGCGGATTATCGTTACAGGACGATACCCCAACGTCTCTAACTTTATACGTGTTGTAATGCACGATTCCATATATACTCGTAATGTTCCTGAAAATGCATGTCCATTCGGCTTTACAGGAATTCCAGTTATCAAGACGTCTAACTCGATGACAGACACTCCGAGAACACGACTTGAGCTGGGTGGAGTATATTACGGTGAAGATGGAGCAGGTCGAATGTGGGGCGGAGGTGGCTCTTCAGCAGCATCTGCTGGCCCATTGACGGGCTCTATTGTTCCTCCTCTTCCATTCCGGTTTAAATTAACACGCGGGCAAGTAAAGAATAACTACTCTGGAATGGCTGGAGATCCTAGCGCTAGAGAGATTGTAGATCGCCGGCTCAACTGGGGTGTTAAGTGGTCCCGCTGTCCCGAGACAGGAAGCATGGACAATGCGAACCTGGATGTTAACGCTTCTAGTATTGCTAACCCATTAATCGCAGCGTACGGGAAGTTCCAAGGAATTGGGAAACTAGACACTGTGGTTACTGGAAGCGGGAGAGCTGCTTTTAATGCAAACAAGTTCACGTTGGCACGAGTTGCTTTGGTCGGGACAGGTAGTACAGCAGCAACACTGCTTACACACTTGAGCGGTACCGCAAAAGAAGTCATAAGAGAGTCATGCTATATAAGAAATGGCGTTCCCGACTCCCAGACATATGCTATCCAAGATCCAGATAAGTCGAATTTCGGACGTATTACGTTCGCTACGCTGATCCAATCAAGCTCCGTTAAGTTCAATCGTTTCACGTCATATACTGCGTTTAATATTCCGTTTTACGGAGGCTTCGATGGAGTCAACATTCTCAATCGAGACATGTTCTTCATGACTGATAGAGCTTCATCGACAGATGCATCATCTGGTGGCCTCACAGGGTACGCTTCTGATGAGTTTGACCAGGGAACAATCGGTATGTCCCCATCTTACAGTGGTGGGTCCTTAGCTAACGATTCCGGTCAGGGCCGCTTGGCGAACACGATCCAAGCTTATCGTAAAGCAGCTGAGATCATGACGGATCCGACTACAACTAGAATCAATATTCTTTCGATTCCGGGCATTAGAGATTCTTTCGTTACAGATTGGGCCGCTGAGAAGACTCAAGCTTATTCCATGGCGATGTACGTAATGGATATTCCATCATGGACAGAAAGTGAAACAAGATTGTTCGGAGGTGAAGATAGTTCAAAGATTGCTAGTGCTTCATATTCATTACCAGATGTAAGAGAAACAGCAGAGCAATTTGAGTCAAGAGTATTTGACAACAATTATACCGCGACGTACTTCCCAGATGTCTTCATCACAGACAGCAATACTCTGTCGAAAGTACAAGTGCCGCCGTCCATTGCCGTGATGTCTGCTTTAGGATACAACGATAAAGTTGCATATCCCTGGTTCGCACCCGCTGGATTTAACCGCGGTGGCCTGAGCCTGGTAAGTAATACTGCAGTGAGACTTACTGCAGGGGATAGAGATGATTTATACGACGCAAGGGTTAACCCTATCGCAAACTTCTCAGATGGAAGCTTTGTAATATTCGGACAAAAG